TTGTTCCGTAGTAAGTAGCATTTGCGCCAAAACGAATTGTGCCAAGCACTTGAAGTTTGTCAGCAGGCGAACTCGTCCCCACACCCAGACCTGTGGAGGTCAGGCGTAACCCTTCCGTACCCCCTACAGAGGCCGCAACAGTGTCAGCAGCAGGAAAGAAAATGCCGGTGTTGGTGTCGCCAGTGGTCGTGATAGCAGGAGCGCCAGCAGTGCCTGCCGTATGAGTCACTGCCGAGCCGGGATTAGTGCCTAACTCGACAACAGTACCAGAGGCATTCTCCGTGTACAGGCGCTTATCAGTCACGTTAACAGCTAATTCACCTTGAACTAACTGTGCATTGGTGGGTACAGAACTAGCTGTAGAACTGTTTTTAGTAATTAAAGTTGCCATGATTAATAAGTGCCTCCGTCAATCGTGGAGTTTGTATAAAGACCGTTTGTAACAGTGGCTGCGTTTCCGTTGATCGATCCAGAAATAGTGCTAGAGAACGTCTTTGTACCAGCAATAGTCTGATCCCCTGTGGTGTATACACCGTTAGTTACCGTTGCAGCATTACCATTGATAGACCCTGAGATAGTGCTTGAGAAGGTTTTAGTACCCGCTACCGTTTGATCCCCTGTTAACCTAACCGAGGTAGACAACACATTCGCTGCATCCGTTGCACTGGTAGCCGCTGCAGTTGCACTATTAGCCGCATTCGTGGCGCTTGTAGCAGCTGCAGAGGCACTGTTAGAAGCGTTGGTTGCCGAAGTCGCTGCAGAACTTGCAGAGTTAGCCGCATTCGTGGCACTCGTGGCTGCATTTGAGGCAGACGTACTGGCATTACTTGCAGAGGTACTTGCAGCGGAAGCTTGAGAAGTTGCCGTAGAAGCACTTGAAGAGGCGCTATTGGCAGAGCTTAAAGCATTTGCTTCAGAGGCTGCTGCAGCAGTTGCGCTGTTTGCTGCATTACCTGCAGAAGAACTTGCGTTACTTGCAGAGGTGCTTGCATTAGAGGCTGATGTAGCCGCTGCACTGGCTGACGATGCCGCATTAGATGCCTGCGTAGAAGCTGTGCTTGCACTTGCAGAGGCTGCACTGGCAGAGGCAGAGGCTGCACTGGCTGATCCTGAGGCACTGCTTGCGTGTCCCGCTGCAGTTGTTTCACTGTTAGCCGCTGCCGTAGCCGAGTTAGCTGCGTTGGAAGCCTGAGTACCTGCAGAGGAAGCACTGCTTGCCGCTGCACTAGCCGAAGCAGCTGCCTCTGAAGCTTTCGTAGTTGCCGTAGAAGCACTTGCAGCAGCATTAGATGCCGAAGTGGATGCGTTTGAGGCACTAGAGGACGCTGAAGAAGCACTTGAAGCTGCCCCCGAAGCACTCGATGAAGCATTAGATGCCGAAGTAGAAGCATTGGATGCGCTGGTAGCTGCTGATGTAGCTGAAGCAGCAGCCTCAGCAGCCTTTTGAGTTGCTAGAACGGCTTGGCTTGCTGCATCGTTTGTGGCATCTCCCGCACCTCCCGGCCCACGGTAGATAGACATTCAAATCTCCTTGTTAACGATTTTGTGATGCTTTCCAGTTAGCAAGCGAAGTCTGTAACACATTCCTAACTTGATCCAAAGGCATACCCTGAACATTAGCTATCTCTTGAGGAGTGCCTGCCCTACCATAGATTTCTTGGAAGAGTCCGGGTAAAGCATTCTTGTATTCGATAGCCCCACCGACACCAACACCGCCATAAGGAGAAGATTCCAAATTACCGTATTGAACACCTGAAACAATCATTGTTTGACCGGTATTAGCCATCTGGTTTTGTAGATCTTGTCTACGAGCCATACGCTGCTCAGCGTCCATAACATTTGACTTCAAACGTAAAAGAGCATCTTCATCCGTTTCACCAGCAAACTTACGGAGCAAGGAAGGATCTGCAACAGCTTGGTTATAAAGATCACCGTAACCAGAAGCCCCTGTCACCTGATAAGCTTGAAGATCGGACAACAGTTTTACCTTATTAGCGGCAGTCTCAGCAGCGGCACGATCATACTCTTCTTTGGATGCAAAACCACCGTATCCAGCTAACTCCGTCCCGCCACCGGTAACAAAGGAAGAAGGTGTAGCAGAAGGCTGTGCTTCCGGAGCAGGAGGCGCAACCGGTACGACAGGTTCAGGCATCGGAGGAGCTTTCCCTATCGGAGCAATCGGAGCAGGAGGCGCAGTAGGGATCACTCGGTTAGGTCTAAGATAATCGTTAAACAGAGAACCAAATAAATTACTGAAGAAACCCATATCACCACCACCTGTTTGTTGAAAATTTTGCTGAGCAGCTTGAGAGGCCATAACAGGCATCTGGAACTGACTTACATTGTAGGGTTGCTGGTTATACCAAGAAGAGAGCATAGACGTATTAGCTTGCTGTCCCGGTAAGTATGCGCCATAGTAAGCATTCAAGGCATCGAAATAATTCTGGTCATATCCCGAAGGAGCCTGAGTAGGTAATGCACCAACAGCTCCTGTGCCGCCTCCACCACCTCCTCCGACAGCGGAACCTGCAGCGCCTGCTCCGATTAAACCTAAACCAGTTTGAAGAAGACTAGAGATCTGAGAAGGAGTTAAACCAGATAATAATCCTGTTGTTCCTGTAGTACCTGTAGTTCCCGTTGGAGTTGTTGTAGTTGTGATTCCAGTAGCAGAGGGAGTTACTGTTCCTCCCGTATCTGTAATCCCTTTAGCAACAGTTTCAGTAGCGCCTAAATTACCAAATAAGCCAGTGCTTCCTACATCTGTAAACCCTAAAGTAGAAGCAATTTGGTTTGCACTCAACCCCTGAGCAGCTAATCCAGCCATATCTGCAGCGATAAAAGAATCTAAACCAGTAGAAGCCAATACCTGAGCAATTTGAGATTGAGATAGACCTTGAGCTGCTAACTGTGCAGCATCTGCAGCTGCAAACGCTAAATCAGCTCCTACAGTCCCGGCTGCTCCGGCAGCGCCTGCTCCAGCCCCAGCCCCGGTAAGACCGAGTGCATTGGCTCCAAAAGCTAAACCAGCCATCAAAGCAGCAGGTTTTACGAAACCCTCACGGAAAGGAACCCAATCGCTTGTTGTGCCTCCGTATTCTGTATAAAACTGAGGATTGCCTTGAGCATCGAATCTTACACCATAACCTGTAGAGCCTTGACCTGAGTAAGTCCCAGACCAGATGTTACCGCCTGCTCTGGCGTAGTTAGGCATGATCTCAGCACCTGTAGACTTGTTAACATAAACCTGTTTGGTAGTCTCTGGAATAGGAATGATACCAGAAACTTGACCGCCTTCATCTAGGACTACCTGCTCCGATGCTGGAACCTTGACGGTCTTGATACCAAACTGCTTGATGTCGGTAATTCCTGCCTCTGCAAGAATCCTTGCCATGTCTCTAGCATTGGCCTCGGCAGAACCAAAACCCTCACCAGACCATCCTTTAGTGCCTTGAGCAAGAATCTGTTTTGTTAATGCATCAATGATTGCTTGAGAAGCCATGATTATCCTTTACGCACAAGTTCGATTGTATTGATAGCACTCATATCAGAGCCTGTTTCCGATTGAAGTCTAATTTCATCGCCTTCTTCAAGAACCACAAATGCAGAACCGTCAAAGCGAATATATTGACTAGGGCTTAACGTATAATTATCTAAAACCCTGATCTCCGTGTTGGCACTCTTGTCGTACCACAGAGCATCAATATACTTGTTGTTACCTGTGTGGTTTACCACGAATAACAGACTCCACTTTGCGTAATAGCCAGTAGGCACTGTATAAACGGTAGTCTTTACATTAGCTGTTAAGTTATTGCCTACTGATAGTTCACGCATTGTTTATTCCTCAGATAATAACGATTTGGGAGGTCTACCGACACGTTTAACAACTTCTTCAGTCTTGGGCTTGTCTTGTTGCTCGGTAACTTCCACATACTCAGGGTGTGTCCTCATGGTCTTGATGTCATGCTCTAAGTGAAACTCATAGACATTTCCAGACTGAACACATTTAAACTTAATACCCATCTATACTCTCCTTTATGAGTAGATACATAGAAGCCCCCTCAGAGGTAACTCCGAAGGGGCGACTATTTATCTACTGTTAGATAACACTATGCTTAGGCCGGAACAGCCAGAGCAACGGCAGCACCGTCACGCAGCTCATCGCAGCCGAACAGAACGTCAGCAGTAAACAGAGTACCGAGGTATTCTTGTTTGTACTGAGTCTGGGTGCGAACGCCCATCTGCTCAACCAGCACTGCGAAGTCCTTGTGACCCATCAGGCAGACACGGGTAGCGGTAGAGCCAGAGGTCGTGTCAGCATTGGTGGACACGAACACGGGAACGCCGTACACGTTGCCAATCTCACCGTTACGGATCGTGTTGGCATTGCCGGACTCACCAACGAAGGCTTGCTCGGTGAAGCGGTTGATACCCATCAGGGTGTTACGGGTGCTCGGGGGCACGATGAGGAAACGACCATCCATCGGAACGTCCTGATCGTCAAGACGCTGGATAGAACGGCGAATAGCAGCATCAGCCAAAGCGCCAGAGCCGGTGTTGGTAGCAGCCACATAAGCGGTAGTACCATCAGCACCAGAGAAAGCACCGCTGTAAGCAGAAGTACCTGAACCACCTTGAACCTTACGGCCCAGTTGAATCAGGGTGCTGTCCACTTTACGAGCCAGAGCGTAGCCAGCGTCATCAGTGTAGAACTGACGCAGCGAAGCCAGAGCCTGAGCTTCCACGATGTCTTCGATCAGACGGGAATATTCCCAGTGCTGGTCGATAGCAACGGTCTTCTCACCTTCGGTTGCAGCGATCAGGGTAACCTGAGCGTTAGCAGCCTTGGCAGAGGCATCACCACGGGTCGGGGCGGGAATGTGAACGGTGTCACCTTTTTTGCCCTTGAAGTTCATCTTCTTGATGAGGTTAGCGGCAACAAGGTTCTTCTTATAAGCGGCAACAATTTCATCACTCCATACTTCAGGAATGAAGGTTGCTGCGGTCGTCACGGTGACGTTATTAGTACCTAAAGGCATTTGTAAATCTCCTGTTTGTGATTAAGTTATTTGACCCTTCCCTCCGCATATGCAGCCATGATGTCATCTTGCATAGCCATATAACGGTCAGGATCGTTCATACGTAGCCGGATAAGGTCGGCACGGCGATAAACTTTCTTAGAAGATTCTCCAGTTCCTCCAACATCAACAGCAGCAGCTTTCATGTTTTGTTTCAAGACCTGTTTACCAGTGTCCTGAGTCTGCTGTGTCTTTGCTGTGCGGATCTGTTTGAACGTAGAAAACAATTCATCAGCAGCCATGAAATCGTACTGAGCATCAGCCATTGCGAACATATTTAGTCGCAAGGGAGAAGCTTTTACCCATTCAATAAACTCACCGTCTGTTAGAATCTCTTTAAAGTCGGGATGCTTAGCAGCCAACTGTTGTTGAGTTTGTAACGCTTTAAACTGTGCAGCAGCTTGTTTAGCCGCTAACACATCAGGGTGAGTTGCTACCGCCTTGTGAACCGCTGTATTCGGGTCTTCAAAGAAGTCAATCTCTTTTGTTTCTATTTGTTGTGCAGGTGCTTCAGATCTCTTACTAGAGAGTTGCTGTTTCAGTAGCTCATCGGCTAAGCGTCTAACCTCTCCAACTTCCTGCGCCTGACGACCAATTAGCTTTTCAGCCTCTTGATGCATCCGAACAATATCTTCAAAGTTTTTGCCCCTGTACTTCTCGGGAACTTCTACTTTAGCTTGTTCTTGAGCAGCAGCTTGTTGCTCTTGTTGTTTAGACTCCTCAGCTTCTAATTCGCTTTGCTGATCCAGTTCTTCGTTATCAATTAAAGCCATACCTAACCTTTCCCTGTCCACATAGGATTACAGGATTATCGCAGCGAAGCGAGAATGTCTCACTACGTTGCAGATTTATAAATGTACTCAGATACGTGCCTTAGAAGGCATTGCGTTTCTGTTCTTCTTTGAGCTTTTCAGCCCGAACCCTTTCCCACCTATCATAAGCCCCCGGAAAAGCTCCGGTGATTCCTTCTAGTTTGATCTGTGGGGAAGAAACCAAACGAAGAGCATCCTTACCACAAGTAGGACACTCAATAGTCCTGATGCTTTCGTCAACTAAACGCTCAGAGTAGTGTCCATCGGTACAGAGGAATTCAAACATTCGTTTCATTGTTCAATTCCTCCCACACCTTTTCGCACATCTCCTTGCGCTTTAAAATCAAGTCTAAGATGTCAAGCTGACCTTTACGGAAAAATAAATCTTGTGTGTCCGTAATCAATGTTACATCGTTAATACTTGCTTTTAACCTGTCAAAATCTTCCAGTAAAAACTTCCAGCCTTGGGAGGCCATCATCTCAAAGGAAGATTCGTAGTACTTTTGAAGGTTTTGTTCCATTGTTGGAGAACCTCATTTTTGTTAAACATACATATATTATACCACAAATTTAACTAAAAATCAAGCCCTTTTTGCTTGTTTAGACATAGTTTGTAGTGCTGCAATACGCTCATTGCTTTGAATATCTTCCTGTTTCAAGGCCAATTCAGCTAATTTAACCCTTCGTTCAAAGTCTGCTGATTCGTTATCCTCGTTAAGGTTGTTTGTCAGAGCAGAAATAAGCTTAGCCTGCGTAAGTTGCGGCGTAGCCTGTGCCTCAGCCATTGCCTTAGCAGCCTCAGCCTGTTCGCGCTGCGCTTTAGCCTGCATTTCCTGCAACTGAGCCTCAACCATAGCCATCTGAGCTTGCTGTTGCTGCTGTGCAGCCTGCTGAGCATCAGGGTTAGGCTGCGACATCTGCTCCAAAGTCTGAATAAGCTCTGCCCGATTGCTCAAGGAGCTGTTTTGCAGGATTCCCTTGAGAATCAGAGGCAAGACAGGCGTATTCGGCCCTAAAGTCTGCAGTAAACCGATAAGTTGCTGCTGTTCAAACTCACGAGCAAGGATACCAAGCGTAGCAGTGGGAATAAAATCCATATCCACGGTAGGATAACGCTCAGGATCAAACTGCATATAGCGATAAGAAGCCTTCTTGATGAAAGGAATCATAAAATCTTCTTGGAAATTGGTCAAGGTACGCTTGTACTTCTTGATAATTCCCGCCATAGCCATCGACATACCACCTGCGCCAGCATCCCGAGGGATATTGGAGGGCATTCCTGCGCTGTCTACAGTGCCTGTAGCCTGCAAAAGCATCCTTTCGAAGTTCTGAGCCGTTGCAGCAGCGTTTCCGTCTGTCTGACCGAACTTAAACGGATATAAAATCTCACTGGGAGAGCCGTTTGTAAGGATAGCCTTTCCGGGTTTGATCTCAAACTTAGCACCACGAGGCAGTCTCGTAGCGTCCATAGCGATCATCGGAGAAGTTGTAAGGGCTAAAGAGTCCAAATGAGCACGTAACTGTGCATCAATGGCCTTTTGCATATTGTAAGCCTTCTCAACTGTACCTCTTCCGAAGAATCTTCCCGGTACAGTGTCATCCTGATAGGCAATCACAGGACGATCCTTCATCATGTAGGGGTTCTCTTCAGCCTTTAACAGGACAGAATCGTTAGCGATAACGATGATAGCCTCTACAAGATTACAATATTCATCAGCCTCAGAGCCTTCAGGGAACAGTTCTTCGTATTCTTCTTCGTCATTACCCTCTAAATACTCTTTCGGAACCAAACCGTAGTAGGTTACGAGCTTAACCTTATCGTCTTGGTAGGTCTTGAGATCCTGTGTAGGTTCCAAGTCCTGACTCTCGTAGGTGCTACCGATGTCTACCTTGCGATAGATACCTCGCTCAATACCTTCAACGATCTTGTGTAAAGACACATACTTCTCAATTGCCACGCCCAAGGCATCTTCAATAGAGTCAGCGTTAGGATCAATCAGGAAGTTCTTAGGATTGACAGGTTTGATCTTGACTGCGATACGCTCTTTTTCTTCGACACCAATAGCGGCTGCGTTGGCAATGCCGGGAATGGCTTGTGTAGAAGGAGTGTATTCAATCTCACTCTTGACAATCACCTCACCGATACCTGTTCCGTAGATCTCAGCCATCAGTTCAATCTGGTCAACAGATTTCTTGATCTTGTCTTTCTTAAAATCTTCCATCAACTGAGCACGGATAAACTCAACATCGATGTTATTACCGTTGACATCACGAATATCATCTTCGATGTCAAAGAATTCACCTTGACCGAAGATAGCTTCCATGATCTCGGCATGACGAGTCTCGACAGCCTGCTGAGTGGCAGGGGAGATGATACGGCTGCGCTCAGAGTCACGAGTCTTGTCCTGTGCATCCCAGATACCACGGAAGATACGCTCATACTCCAGCCAGAGATCCATGAAGTTAGCGTCACGCCAGTCACGCCAGCGTGTAATGTGATCGACCACAAAGGCTGTTAATTCCTTATCAGCCTCTGTAGGTTCCTCATATTCAGGGTTGTTATATTCTTCAGCCATATTCACCACTTCACTTTATCAGCCCAGTAAGCAGCACTCATCTTACCTTTGGCAATGTTTTTTGCATGACGAGCCTTGAAGCTCTCACGGCGATTACGCTCAGCTTCTGTCTCATCCTCAGACGCTGGAGAACCAGAAACACCCTGCTGACCAAAACGAATGGTCTTGATCTGATCCCCTTCCTTAGCCACTACAACGTGACTCTTTGTGGGATGATTAGGTGTTCTTTTTGGCTTGTTGTAGCCTTCCACGCCTGCCTTGTCTAATCTAGGGTCTTTTTTAGTAGCCATTTTTACCCTTCTTTTTAGGTTTCTTTTTAGCAGTCTTGTCAGACTTGGCAGTCTTTGCTGACTCCTCAAAAGCCTCCTCTGTAGGAGCACCTTTGGAACCGGGCTTTCTCATCTTCTCACCAGAGCCAGCTTCAATGCGTTTACGCTTAGCTGCAATGTTTGCGTACAGACCTTGTTTCATATTAGTACCCCGAAATTGGATCTAAAATAAGATGTTCATCTTCTTCGTAGTCTTGCTGGTACGAAGTAATGGCTAATTGGTCAACATAGGATAGAGCATCTACCAAGTCATCGTGAACCCCTGCTGTGGGAAACATCAATAACTGATCTCTAAACTCTTCCCAGTCCTCGTCCTCGTTAAACTTGATTCTTCCGTGTTCTAAGCGCCCTTGTAGGCTCCAGACAACACGATCAACCTTCTTCTTATTACCGTGAGTCAGGTCTTGAATGTGAGCGTAGATGTTGTTCTTACGCATCAGATCGTTCAGATACGGTAAAACAGCGTTCTTTAGTGCTCCTCGTTCAATACCTACCGCACTGGGTTGATAATCGCGAATAGTCTTGAGGATGTTGACAGCAGTTTCTCTAATGTCCCACCTACCGTGCAGAATCTTCTCTACCCACCAGTCTCCGTTATCTTCTACTTTAACAATGGCTATAGCTGATTCGTCTAGGCGCTTCTTTGCAGCCCCTGCAGTCTTGGCTACCTCTTCAAAGCCTGCCAAGTCAATAGCAACTACGTAGCTGCCATATTGAGGCTCAGGAGAGAGCTTGAACCACTCTTCCTTGAAGACATCAGCTCCTGCGGTATCGAAGCTAGAGAGATATTCCTGTTTGAATGCAAAGGAACTTAGGGTTCTCTTGGCTGCTTCAATTTCATTCGGATCAATAGTTTCGTTATCTTGTGTCGTAAAGTGCCAGCTTCTCCACTCTTGGTCTGATCTTTCCTGACCCAACTTGTAGGTATCATAAAACCAATTGCGACCACTAGGAGTAGAGATGAATAGAGCACGACCCTTCTTATCTGACAAAGCAGCTCGTAGAATCTTTTCCCAGACATCCTGCTTAACGAAGGCACATTCATCAAGTACAAGGTAAGTAAGAGACACACCACGAAGGCTATCAGGGTTATCAGCACCTCTAACAAGAATCTTCCTTCCATTGATTAAGGTAATCTCAAGGTTATTGACATGGGAAGACTTGATAACAGGTCTGCCTAGTTCGTGTAAAAGTTCCCAGATAATAGTTCTGGCTTGTCCCAGTGTAGGAGCTACGTACATGACGCTAGAGCCTTCAGGACAGTTAAGACCTTCAATCAGGAGTGTAATGGCAGACAATCTGGACTTACCACACCTTCGTCCTGCTGCTACGACCTTGAAGCGTGTAGAGTCTTTAAAGACCTCTTGTTGCCAGTTAAGGAGTTTAAAGTCAAGGGTTGCCATCGTCTGAGTATTCCTTGACCTGTATATCTGTTATATCTTCTAAAACCTCAGCTGTGGGGCTAGACAGTCCACTGATGTTGATAGAGATCTGGGGTGTACCTCCACCCTGTTTAGTGGCTTCAAAAGCAGATACAGGGATAATCCTATCTACAATTAGTTTCCACGCAGCAGCTTGGTTCTTATGTTCATCGTTAAGAGCTGCATCATAGATAGCTTCTAAGACCTTAGCTGACTTAGGAGAGTTAAGCATCCTAAGTTTATATTCATTAATGATAGCAGCGTCACCCTTAGGTCTACCTACGCTACGTTTTTCTTTAATCTCTGCAAGGTCAGACTTTAAAGGTCTACCTTTTTTGTTACCTGATGGTTTGGTCATACGAAGTCTCCTTGGAGACGAGTACTGTGTATCAGGTTCTTACTTGTGTTTGTTATCATACGAAGTCTTTATCCTTTAAGTGGAGACTATAAAGTTACTTTAGAGTAACTAAGAAATTTACTTTGTTAACAGTTACACTAACGTGTATTAAATGTTAAAGGAACAGAATCTTGGATGAAGTATTAATATTAATGCTCCATTCTAGTTCCCTCTACGAGGAGTGCAGATTAGGTGTTCCTTTAGTGTGTACTACTTTTGTCTTACTTAGAAGTGGGGCTAGGCTTCTAAGACTTCATCCTGAGTTCTGTATAGTTAAGTCGTTAATTTAACTAATACAAATATTATACCATACTTTTACTCAAAAGTCAAGCTTTGTTACAATTATTTTTAAAATATTTTATTTATTGTCTCTTATGTGACACTTCCAGTCCTTTAGAGTTCCCCGTTTCAGGGTGCTCAGATTCCTCTGGAGTATTCTTACCCAGAATTATGTTAAGTCTAAGCCTGACAAGAACTTAGCAGTTATCCTCCTATGCACCATTTTAGTGCATCTTAGGTCTTATTTTACTTTTTTGTGTACTTTAGAGTGGTCGTAGGCCGAACTACCTCATTTTACTTTTTTGTGGACTTTAGAGGCTCCCGCAAAAGTTACACACTCGACAGACCCCCTCCCCCCTGTCAAGGCTAGTGAGTGCTCACTTACAAGTCAACCTTACAAGATCCTTACAAGCTACGTTAATGACTGACTGGTCAGTAAGTAA